AGTCAGCTGCTTTCCGTTGTGCACTCCCGACTGCGCGGTGTCCACCAGCCAGTTTCCGTTGTCGGCGATCTTCAGCTTTTCATTCGGAAGGTTGGCTTTGGCGATGTTTTTGCTGTCGGCACCCGCCTTGCTTGCCAGTGCGTTGGACGCGTTTGCACCGGCCGGCACCCGACCGCGCAGGTCGGGCAGGGTGAATGTGGAGCTTCCATTTCCTGTGCCGAAGGCGGTTCCAATGGCAGCAAACAAAGCTGCGTAGGTGGAGCGGGATACGGCACTTCCGTCGCACAATAGCCATCCCGCAGGAGCTCTTGAGCCTCCATACGGCACAATCATGCCGGGTGGAGCATACCAGCTCGGAGACTGCCTTCCGAATTTTGTGGCGTTGGCTGCCGTTGTGGCGTTGGTGGCGTTGGTGGCCGTTGCCGCGTTGGTGGCATTTGTGGCGGTATCCGCCTTTTTTACAATTCCGGCCGCGCTTCCCCCATATTCCGCTTTGGTCAGAAAGTTGTCAGGGTTTACGCTGGCGGCGCTGTCGGCAGCTTCTTGGGCGCTTTGGGCGGCGGCATCTGCGGCCGTCTGGGCGTCTTGCACGTTTTGCAGCGTCTTGGCCACCTGCTCGGTCAGGGCGTTGTAATGCACATCGGCTTCCGGTGCCAGCAGTCCTGGCACTGCCTGGATGTTGAGTTCGAAGTTCCAGCTGGCCAGCTGGTATCCGTCGGCGCCGTTGACGAGCAAACAAAGGACGTTTTTCCCCGGCGAAGAGACCGCCTGTTCGGCAATCTCCACTGTCACTGTGTTTTCGTCCACGGAAAATGCCGAGTGTATGCCTCCGTCCGGCTCGGTGATTGTGTCATACCATCCCGCAGGCATTCCGGCCGCCCCAAATCGCACCGTCAGAGCGCTGCCTGCCGGCGGCTCCCAGGGCGCCCCGGAATCCGACAGGACCGCCTTGAAGAATCGGCTCATACTGTCGGCCTGTTTGGCGTAGATCACCAGCGGGGCCCCCGGTTTGGAAATATCGAGGTTAAAGGTTTGCATAATCTCCTCCTTATGCTTTGGATGCCAAAACCCAGTAGTCGACTCCGTTTATGGTGTCTCTTACCCAATCGACAGCCAGCGCATTATTGTTTTTAGGCATTACCTTTTCCACCACTACTGTACCGGTCTTCACGATTCCGTCGCAGTTCCCATCCTTATCTGCTCCGCATTCGATATACGACGGTTGGAATTGGGATACTCTTGCACCTGCGTGCATTGTTCCGTCTGCATCCACGTCTCCAGAAAAGACTTGCATAATCCCTTTTGTTCCTTCTACCGGCTTGGTGGTGTATATTCTCGTGCGTAGTTTTTTTCCTTCCAAAAGATTCATGGCGGCCGCCCATATTTCCATCATGTAGTTTTCTCTTTCTGACTGTACCCGATTTGCAATCAGGTTGACCACCTTTACCAAGGCCGCGTTAAGCGTTCCTGTGGTGATAAAATCCGCCACGATTGAGCCGTCCTGTGTGATGGCCGTGCGGTACGGTCCATTGTATCCGGTAGAGCTGTAGCCCAGACCGCCGTTGTTCCATCTCCATACCTTGGCGGCAGTAGCAATATCTGGCGTATCCATGATGAGGATCTCGTAGGGCTGGCCCAGCTCATTGCGCTGGAAGATTACATATCCTCCTTTTGTGCCGGTGATCCAGTTGGTGGCCGAATTTACGGCATTTTGAAGTTCGCTGTTTGTGGGTCTGTCTTTGATTTCATCGCCCTGGTTTGCAATCGTGTCAGAGATATTTGCCCTTACCTCTCCAATCTCCACCGAGTTGTACCGCTCCAGCAGTACGTCGGTCTCGATTTTTACGATTTCGGCTTTGGCGTCTACGCCCAGCCGCTCGAACTGGATTGTGACGGTGTCGCAGAGGTCGCATTTCTCCAGCAAAGCCAGATCCTTGTATTCTTCCGTCTGCTCGAGCTGCACAAAACTGGCCTGAATGCTGACTGTTGGGACTCCCACCTTGTTGTCTTTGACGTAGCTTTCGGCCCGCTCCCGCAGCTGCTCCGGTGTGGGCCGATCTTCAAAATCGCTCGAAAAGTCAACCGGCAAAATGCGTACAAAGTCGTATGTGCCCGGTGCCGGCACGATTTTGGGATCGCACACTACCAGATTTCCGTCGCTGTCTGTCCAATAGGGATAGATACCGGTATAGACATTGTCGATGTTCCGATCCTGCTCAATGTCCGTGAGGTTTTTACCGTACCGGATATTCACGCCGTTGTCTCTGCCTCTTTGGTTCCAGAGCTTAACGGTGAAATTATCCCACTCGTACTCTCCGCCGTACACATCCAGCACGCTTCCCGTTTGACCTCCCAGCACGCTGCGCGTAGAGCTTGGCACCGGCACCGAAAACTTTGCCTCTGTGCTTTTGTCGGTCCAAAATTCGAAGGGGCTGGCGATAGCTGCATTGCTCTGCAGCGCAGCCATCGCCGCCGGCGCGTTTTTGGCCTCGAACGGATTCAGCGGAATTCCCGCGAGATCATATGCGATGTGTCTCGCGTAGATGTTGCAGATGCCATTCATTGGCCGGGTGATGCGATAGATCCGGAAGGGCTGCGGGCTGCGGTAGGGGCTGGGGATGGCCAGCAGGATGCAGCGGTCGGCGATGTCTTCGAAATGCAGCCCGGTCATCGGGTATTGCATTTCGAGTTCAAAAATGCCGTTTCGTTCTTCTGTGACCTTGCAGCTGATCGCGTCCGGTAGTGCTCCAAGCCCCTGTGTCTTCCACTCTGTGGCGTTTGCCGAGAAAAGAATAGGATTCATAGTGTCCACCACCTCGGGATAACTTCGACGGCCGTGATGCCGCCGGAAAAAGCAACGGTAGTCTCCCCGTGCGAAAGCACGGGGAAACCGCCTGTCACTGTGATGTTGTTGTTGAGATTCATGGTGCCATCATAGGCGTTTTGGGTATCACTGTCGATCGTGACGCCCCCCGACATACCGGTGATCTCGATGGTACTGCCTCCCACCAGCAGCCTGCCTTTTCCCGTGCCTTTCAGGCAGATGAGCGGCAGCGCCGGCATCCACTGGTTCTGCAGCTTTTGGCCGCTTTGGGCGATTTCCAGAGCATGCTCTCCGCTCTTCAGGAATCTCTGCGGTTTGCACTCGAATTCCAAAGTTGCCCGGCCGCGCACCAGCATCCAGTTCTGCACATCAAGCGGCCCGGCAAAAATCGCCATGCGGTAGATGTCGGGGTCGTAGGAATCCTCCAACCTTACGTAGCCTCGTGAACCCAAAAGCCAAAGCGCAATGTCTCTGGCTGCCTGTGTAGCGTTTTTGGAAGGGTTTTTAAACCAGATTTCGTAGGCCTGCGCTGTGTTTGCGTAGGTGCCGGTATCGATCAGGAGATCTCCATTTCTTCCCGGAACCTGTATTTTCTCCACATTCCGTGCAGCAGCAGCAAAAGACGGGCATTTTTCAATGCAGATCCCGAATTCCAGGCTGCTTTTTCCCGCAAAGAAGATTGCATCTCTCACCATGTCGCCGCCTTTCTCTGTGTCATCGCCTGCAACTTATAAGCCACCGCGTCCGCCAGAGCATCGACATCCATTCCCGGCGCCGGGTTGATGGTGATACTTACGCCCCCCATGTTCATGCCCCCTCCAGCGGCCGTCATACCGTTTATGTTCACGTTTGCTTGCAGGTTGCTGGTGGCCGCGTTCATGGCCTGCTCCAACCTCCACGAGTTTTCTTTGATTCCCTTTGCCATGCCCTGCATCATGTCAGGCATCCAAGATTCGTACTGGCGCAGCGGTCCGACGTCCGGCCGCGAGAAGTGCAGCCAGCTCGAGATTGTATCGGCAATCCCAGACACCGCCCCCACAACTCCATCGATCATCGAAGTGATGCCGTCAATGAATCCCTGGATAAAATCCTTGCCCCACTGCAGGGCCTTCCCAGGAAGCCCCGTGATAAAATCCACAGCTTTTCCGATTCCGGATACAATAGAATCCCTTATTCCTCCTACTGTGTTCGCGATCGACGTGACCAAGTTGGAGAAAAATTGCTTTATGTTTTCTACGAGGGAATTTACCGCGTTGCGAAATCCTTCAAAGTTGTCGTAGAGTAATTTGAAGGCCCCCGCAAACGGATTGACAATGAGCAGCAGCAGCCCCTGCCAATTGGTTTTGACGAATTCGATTACCGTATTGAAGGCGTTCGGGATGGTTTCTGTGAAGAAACCCACAATTGCATCTACAGTTTCAGATACCGCAGTTTTGACTCCTTCCCATATCTCTGCCGCTTTGCTTTTAAATGCCTCAAAGGCTTGCGGAATGGTTTCTGTGAAGAAGCCCACAACGCTGTTTACCACGCCAGAAACAAACTCTGCAATTTGCTGTCCAATTTCGATCACTGCGTTTCTGAAATCTTCATTGGTATTCCAGAGCGTTACCAATGCTGTTGTGGCGGCTACTATTGCAGTTATAACGATAGCAATCCAGTTTCCTTTTATCGCGGTATTTACCAGTTGTATTCCTTTTGCAATGGCCGGAATTATTCCTCCCAGCTTTTGCACTTCCGTTGCCACAGAAGAAATTATTGCTGTAACATTCCATGTAATAAACGCAGCTCCAATTCCTGTGATCCCAGCAATTATTGTGTCTTTGTTGTCAAGAATGTACTTTGCAAAGTTGGCTATCTCGGGAAGAATTTCTTCTGTAAAATAAGAAAATCCCGATTGAATTTCTTCTGCTACTGCCGAAAAATCAATTCCTTCCGTAAGATTCAGAATTTCCTCTAAAATTCCATTGAATCCTTCTTTGATTTCATTTACTGCCGGCGAAACTCTTTCCGAAAACTCCGCAGCATTTTCAGTAAATTCCAACTGCGCATTGTTGGCGTCTACAATGTCTTTGTTGTTTTCATACCACGCTTCTGCCGTTTTGGCCAATCCCTGGCTTGCCATTGCCTGCATAACGATGTTGGCCCGCTCCGCCTCTGAGCTGGCGGACTGCAGTGCAAGATTGAAGTAATCCTCTGCGGTCTCTGCGTCGGCTACAGCGTCATTCCACGCCTTGTTGGCCTCCGTGTTGGCTTTCATGGTCACCCCAAACTTTTCACCTTCTTGTGTGCCCCAGTTGAGCACATCGGCGAATGTTCCGGTCACGGTGCCGCTACGAATTGTCTCGTTGATGCTTTCGGCCAGGGAGTCGATGGGGATGCTGTCTCCGTATGTAGCCCAGGCACCTGTCACAAGCTCAAGCATTTTCATGAGGTCTTGCTGCCCCAGTTTTAGTGCCTGTAAGTTTGCCGTGGCCGTGGCCGCTGTTTGGTCGTCTCCCAGTGCTACGTACAGTTGTCCGTATGCTTCCGCTGTTTGCTCCGCAGTATATCCCGCTTCCTGGCTGGAAGTTTCCAAGGTGCCTATGATTTTGCGGTACTCTGTCGTGCTTTCCACCACGTCAGAGATTGCGCTTCCGATACTCTTGGCCACCTCTACAATGGCGTTAGCACTGAATACATCCTTGAATGACAATGCGGATTGCGAGGCGTCATCCATTGCATTTCCTACGTCTCCAATGCTATTTTCCAGCCCGGAAAGCTGGGACTTCATGCGGTTCAGCTCGGCAGTCGCCTCGTTGACAGCTTGTTGCCACTTTTGGGTGCGGGTGTCGTTTTCGCCAAACTGCTTTGCGGCGGCATTAAGGCCGTCTGTCAGTTTGCTCACGCGCTGCTGCTGGGTCTCGATCTGTTTGGTGAGCACTTTAGTCTGTGCTGCCAGCGCCTCCTGGCTTTTGTCGTTGGCGTCAAATGCGCTGGTTACCGCTTTCATCTCAGACGCGAGGGTTTTGGACTGCTGGATGATTCCGTTGATTTCCTTTCGGAACTGGGCCTCTCCATCAATTCCGATTTTCGGTCCGATATTTACCGCCATTTCTAATCACCTCTCAGATTGTCGCTTGTGTAGCGGATTTTTTGTTTTGCGCCGTTCGAGATGGCCATGCAGGCACACAGGTCCTGAATCTCTCCCGGCGTGGAGGACAGGGCCTCCGCTCTGGAAAGCCCTGCCCTCATACCGATGTACACGAGCCACGCCGTGGTGATCTTTACGGCGTGGCCTCGGCGTTTTTTCGGCTGGGCTCAACCTCCACGGTAACCTGCTGCCCTTCCTTCATAGCGGCCATGACGGCCTCTCTGACGCTTGCCATGTCTTTCAGTTCAAACGCATCGGCAAGTTCTTCCGGGGTAAGCATCACCTGTTCCTCCGGCTCTTCCCCCATTGCCTTGCGCTTTACCCGTTCATGCCGCGCCGCCCCCCGAATCATGGCCGCAGCCATAAATGCGAGATCTTCCAGAGCTTCGGCCGCGCCTCTGCTCTCCATCACCTGCTGCATCTTTTCCAGCCCTCCAAACCGCTTTGCAATCTCGGACTGAGCAGAAACGGTGTATTTCATGGGAAACTTTTTTCCGAAAATTTCGAGTTCCATCTTTACGCCCCTCCCTGGCTGAGAAAAGCCTTTACGGCGGCATACGCCTCTTCTTCGGTGGTGAAAGGCGTGGGCACTTCGCACTTCCATTTGTGCTTGCCGTTCAGGCTGCGCATGATAGTGGCCGTCAGCTCCTGCGTCTGCCAGTCGATCTCCTTTTCTTTGGTCTTGATGGACTCGGCCGGCATGTTGAACTTGATGCGCGGGTAGACCACCGCGATGAACTTGTCCACGCCTTTTTCGCGCACCATCTTTACATGGCCATATCCCAGATCGGGCGGCGCCGTGTCGTCGTCGTAGTCGTCCCACTCGGTATCCGACGCTACCGTCGTCTGATTTTTGATGCCCAGGATCATCTTGGCCGCAGTTGCCTGCAGGCCATTGATAGTGATGGTCGCATCGCCGGAGACGAACCGGCCGGTGTCGCTTTCGTCCACCACGTTGTTGGCGTAGAAGTCGTTGTCTTCGGCGACTTCGATGCTGTCGGAATAGCTTACACCGGCTCCCAGATCCATGCCTTCGGTGTATTTGTCGGTCCCCGAGCTGCCGTCATACAGCGCAACGTAGGGTTTCGAGTATCCGATCGTTACCATATTCTCACTCCTTTATTTCCGATATTTTCTTGTCTGCCGCTTTTCTTCCCGCTTCTACGGCCGGTCCTTTTGTCGCGTTCACGGCCGTGCGGATAAACGGCGTCTTTTCTCTTATGCTGCTTCCGGATTCTGCAGCGCGCGCGATCATGGAATTAGGCTGCCCCTGCGGATATGTCTTGGTTTTTACCTTGTTGTACCCGGAAAATCCGAGCTTTACGTTGTAATATCCATCTTCATTCTGCATGGGAGATATGCCGAATCCTTTTTCCAGGCCCTTTTTCTGCGCATTGGTCAGTCCTGTCTGCCTTTTCTCTCGATATGCTGCCAGGGCTTCCGCTTCGGTGACCGTGGGCAGAGCTTCCATATTCTGGCGGACCTTGTCCGCCACCACATCGGCCATTGCATATACTGCAGCCCCACAGATCTCCGGCGTGTTTGCCCCGATTCTCTGGAGGTATTCCGTGTATTCTTCCAGGCCTTTAAACTGGAACTTTGCCATCTTTATACCTCAAACACCCATTCATCGTGAATAAGACCTGTGTCCTCTTCGTATTGGGTGCTGTTTTTGTACCAGCAGCATCCAGACTGATCCAACGCTTTCGGGATGGCCTCTCTCAGCGGGTCTGCTTCGTCTTTTGTGTAGAGATCTACTGTTCCCTGATCCGCGTCTTCATCGTGCTTTCCATCTGCCAGAAAGGGATTGGAGGAATCTTCGGCCCACGCTACATAAGGAGGCGCCGGATTTGCTTTCGCATGATATCGGTACACATTTTTCGTCACGCTCAGTAGTGCGTTTTTGATGGTGTCAAGGCGATTCAAGGTTCTCAATCCTTTCGAGCGTCAGATCTGTCACCGGCTGCCCGTCTTCGTCCAGCAGGTGCTGCACCTGAATGATCTTGTAGTACCCGGCGGCAGCTTCATCCATTACAGGCATCAGCTGACACCGGTCGGCCGTGGAGATCCCGGCGTTCCTCTGGATCTCGATCAGCAGGTCTGCCCTGTCATTGTGGGAGTGCGCAGTCCAGAACCTTTGAATTCCTACGGTTTTGTCTCCGTAGCAGCTGCGAAAAAAACACCTTGTCCATTTGGGTACCGGCATTTCTCCTGCTTTGGCCGTGTTTACGGCCTTCCAGATGGTTGCAATCCCGGAATCAAGGAGCATTTTGTCCACCCGCTTTCTCGCTGAAGATTCTGTTGTTGAGTGCGTATCTCAGATCTCTCGGCATGGGCTCGTTTGTGGCTCTCTTGCGGAACAGGTACGCTGCATACTCCACAATGAGTCCCCCATCTTCCGCCGAGAACGGCTCCTGCAGCGTCACTCCTTCTCGGGAGATCCGCTGCAGGGCCACTCGCAGAAGGTGCTGGAGCTGCGCAAGCCGGATTACATCAGGACACATCTGGTTCAGGTCCGCTTTGAGCAGGACCAGAAGGTCAGCTTGCGTCATAGGCTCCTCCTTAGGCGCTCTTGGTCACCGATACGGTATAGGTCTTGACGGACACACCCTTGGTGACAGTGATGGTCAGATCGTGAGCGGAGCTGTCCGCTGTCCACTTGATGGTGGCGCCGTTGGGGCAGTTTTTGCCCTGGTAGGCAATGGTCACTTCGGCTTTGGCCTGAGCGGGGGAGGCGGTTACGATGTCGCTGGCGGCACTGGCGGCAGCGATGGTGTACGCCGTCTTGTTCGGATCAAAGGTCGGGGACAGGGTCTCGCTGCCGATGGTCAGCGCAGCCAGGGACGCATCGTTGGCCGTGTCGCCCGGGAAGGTGGCGCTTGCCTGCGGCTCGGAATTGATAGCCATAGCCACAAAGCCTTCCGCGATGATCGGTTCGCCGTCGTAGCGGGCAGTGCCCTTGAACGCAATCTGATCGTCCGCAAAGCGGTATTCGTCGCTGCGCTCAAACGTGCTGCCGGCGCGCTCCACCAGCAGATACAGGTCGCCATAGCCGGCCACAATGTTGTTGTCGGCGATGATGTCATCGGACAGCACTTCCACAATACCGCCCAGTACCGGCATCGTACCGTTCATACCGCTTACGATGGCGCCGGCGGAGTTGATGCTCATGGCCTCTACCATCAGGGTGTTGTAGGTGGTCTCGTTCATGGCCCAGAACTTCTCTCCGCGGCTGTATTTGCCCTTCATGGCAGCAGCGGCTTTGCCGATTGCCTGGAACAGCTCCAGCCCGTGCTTGTCTCCCAGGTTGATGACGTTGGTGGATTTCAGGTTCTCCCAGGGCCGGGCGGTGGCCGGGTAGTCGCTGGGCTGCGCGGTCTGCTCCAGCCGGGGGACGACGCCCAGGGGCATTTTGATTCCAGTGCCGTACAGAATCGCCTTGTCCAGCGCAATGCCGATGGAGGCGCCCAGCATTTCGATGATCTCGGCCGCCAGGTTCAGGTCGCTGTCTTCCAGGGATGCCTTGCAGATGTAGATGATACCGCCGACTTTGTAGCCGTCCATCTCAACCTGATTGATGGCAAAGGACAGCTCGTTCAGGCTGGCGCAGGCCTCGGTCCACACCGCCTCCGGGATCTGGCCCATAACACTCTGCCGTGCTTTGCCATTGACGGGCCGCAGGCGTACATGCCTTACCAGTTTGGAATAGTCCATGATGTTCTGCCGGATCAGGTCCAGCACCACCACAGGGATGGTCAGCTCGGCGCCGGTGACGCTGCGCTTTTCATCGCTCTGGCCCAGCTGCCGCACGCGCTGCAGGAAAGACTGCACGTCTTCCCGCTGCACAAAAGCCGTGCGCTCCTGCATGTTCATGCCGAAAAATTTCTTTCTGGTGTCGTACATCTCTTTGCTCCTTTCTTCGCCCTTGTTTCCGGGCGCCGCCGGCTGCGCTTCCGGGGCTTTTTCGCTTTCTTTCAGCTCGGTCTCCAGGCGCTCGATTTCTCCCGACAGTCGGCTTTTCTCTTTTTCGTGGTCGGATTTTTCGGCGTCGAACTTTTCCGCCTCTTCCTCCACGATCTTCTGATCTTCTTCGCTGGACGCCTGCTTGACCGCTTCAACCAGTTCAGCCTCCCTGGTATCGAAGTCTTTGTCCTTGGCGCGGAGATCTTCCAGCTCTTTGCGCATTTTGTCGATCTTGTGCCGCAGCACAATGCTTTTAAGTGCCATCTTTTTCTCCTTTCAGGCGCGACAGCATTTTTGCGCGCCACTGCTCTCTTTTTTCTTTTTTGGCCTTTTCCAGCCTTTCACGGGCCGTCTGCAGCTCTTCTTTGGCTCGGGCCGTGACGCTGGTCTGGGTGTAGGCCGGGAACGTGCAGGGGCTTACCTCGAAAAGCGGATAGACCTCCAAGATGCGCGTGCGGTATGTGCCGTCGTCGTCCCAGCTCTCTTCCATTTTCGAGATTTCAAACCCAAAACTGCAGCCGTTCACATCTCCTCGGTCTACTCTGGCATAGGCGTTTTTGGCGTCTTGGTCCTGTTCATTGATCTCCACGCCGCCGGGTAGCCCCCGCTGGTCTTCCCGAAGGTCGGCGGTTTTGTTTCCGGTGCTTCCCAGCACAATATCGGGGTTATGGTTCCACAGGACTTTTACGTCCTGTCCGGAGGCCAGTGCTCTGGCAAATGCTCCCGGCGCAATGGACTCGATCCATCCCGGGCACACTTCGTAGGGCTGGTCAAACACCGCAAAATAACCTTCCAAGCGGCGTTTTCCGTTTTCTTCGCGGATCTTCATGCCACTCATCTGCATTGTTCTGACTTCCATCTCACTCACCTCCATTCTGAATCAGTTTTTTCTGGTCGCCAATCATTTCTTGCGGGATGTAGTTTTCCAGCATTACAAGGGTTTTCAGCCCCCTCGGAGACAGGCCCAGCCAGTCTCGCACTTCGTCCCCGTCCATGATCCCTCGAACGAACTGGTCATCTGCAATGGATGCCAGGTCTTTCAGGTCGTAGTTGTACAGACTTCTGGCGTTCATGCGGAAAAATCTTGTAGGACTGATGAGCAGCTTTTTGGTCATTTCCTGTTCCAGGATCTGTGCCGTTTGCATCACCTTTGTAGACACGAAGTTGTTCCACTCTTCCCGCTTGAAGTCCCCGACGCCCAAAACAAACGTCGGCACTCCGATGATGGAGGCCACCGTGCGTTTGTCGATTTGTACTACATCGGAGATTGCCAGATCCGCCATAGAAAGCGGTTTTACCTGCTCGACCGAAAATTGCTCCGCCGGAATGATCCAAGGCTCCCCCGGCTCCTGGGTTTCCAGATAGCTCTGGGACAGTTTTTTTCGTCCAGCAGGACTGGCGAATTCTTCTACCAGTCCGTCTACTTTTACGATCAGCGAGGGCTTCCACTTGCTGCTCATGAAGCTTTTTGACGTGGCTGCTGCCTGCCCCAGTTTGTTGGCCACGTCTTTGAGCACAACCCGGTACCCTTTTCCCATCCACGGATAGTCGCTGTCCGGGTTCAGAACAAAGTGCAACACGCTGTCCGGAGAATATTCCTTTCCGGAAATCATCACTTTGTATCCCCACCCATCCGGTATAAAAACCGTTTTGGACGGTGGAATGGGCACAAGATCTCTGATGATTCCCTTTCTTGTGTCCGGCCACACTACTGCGTTTCCGTTTCCTTCCAGCAGCATGTTCCTTACAATCCAGTAGACAAATCCGGTTCTTGTCATGTACTGGTTCGGGTTGATATCGATTTTTCTGGACAGCTCGTCCTGTATCCGCATGTCCCCTTCTGCCGTGTTTTCCATCAGGTAGATGGTCATGCTGGACACGAGCTTGGCGATCGTGTCCACCGCTGCAACGACTTCCGGATTGTGTGCCAGGCTTGTGTATCCCATACATTCGATCGTTTCCCACTGAGAGGAATCCACGAAAGCTACCCGGCTGCGCTTCTGCGCGGGCTCATCTCTCGCCAGCTGTTTGGAACGTTTGCTTTTTCTACTCATCGGCTTCACCTCTTTCTGTTATTCTCCCCACCATGCTTTTCCCTTTTTCTGGCGCTCCATGTTATCAAGATATCGAACGCACGCGAAAACACTGGCGTCGAACAAATCGATTCTGTGTTCCGGCTGTACCTTGTCGTATTGGACCATGTCGTCAGTCTTCTCTACCGCCCGGACGTTTTCCACGCAGTACTCAAATGCTTCGCTGTGCAAATAGTAGAGCTTGCCATCTCTGGCTGCTTTTTCAATGTGCCGGAATCCTTCGCTTTTCAGGTAGTAGTACTGCGGCTGGTCCACAATCTTGAATCCGGCTTCTTTCATTCCGATGAAATATTCCCGGCAAAATTTGCGGTCATGTCCAATTTGTGAAACATTGAATCCTATTTTTCGCATTTCCACAAACCAGTTTATGACATCCGCTTGGTTTACGGTCGGGCTGTTGCACATGGTCAGCCATCCGTCATCTTCCCATCCAAACAGAGGAATCTGGTCCTTTTCCGCCTTGAGATGCGCCGCCACCACAGGGAAAAATGCATGCGTGATGATGATGTCCACGCCGTTGTAGCTCCCGTATAGTGCCGCCGCAGTGAGGTCGTGCAGCTTCGACAGGTCAGCTCCTCCGTACCACTTGATCGGCAGCTTTGCCAGCTGCTCCAGCGTCCAGCTGTATTTTTCATCGCTGGCCCTGAACTGTTCGATGTCAAAATAGGCATTGAGCGCGTTGGTGTATACGTTCAAGCTTTTTGCAAAGAAATCCTTCCGCTGCTGCGGGTCGTTCTGCGCCTGCAGGGCGTCGTTGGCTATCTCTTCTGGCCGGATGCTCACCCCATAGGCCGGGTTTGCCATTTCGTAGACAACTGGATCTGTAAAGTCTACACTTCCATCTTTTACTCCTTCCGGCGCACAGCACATGAAAATAAAATACTGCTCATCCTTTACAGTCCCATCCAACACTTTCCGGCAGTATTTGAGCCTTTGCCCAAGAAAAGCCTGTTCGTTGTCGCCTGCTGTCGAGATCCCGATCATGAGTTTGTTCGTATACGCTTTCATCGCTTCTTTGAACAGGTTATACTGTTTTGGCTTTTTGAAGGCGTGGATCTCGTCCGCGATAGCAATGTTGCAGTTAAGCGAATCCTGCGTATCCGGATTTGCGGCAAGCGCACGAATAAAAAACGATCCGTCCGGGAGAGTGGCCTCCATGGAGTGCTCGTTGTTATTGTCAATTATTTTTACGCTTCCGCCCGCTTTGGCGTCTTCTCCCATTCTCCGGACGTTATACTCCAGGAAGTTGAAGCTTTCCAGCGATTGCATGAGCGCCGCCGAGGTAATGTACACCTTCGATCCGCTGCGTCGATACCAAAGAGCCAAGGCCCACGCGAACGATGCCGCAAAGCTGGTTTTGATATTCTTTCTCGGAATGAAGATCAGCGCCTCATGAAATCTCACGATTTGTGTACCTTTCAGCACAAACCCCATCACGTTGTACACGATGAACTTGTGGAACGGTTCCAGTTTGAACGGCGTTCCCCGCAGCGGAGTACCATCCAGTTTTTCCCCTTGTTGGTGGCACATTGTTTTTTCTATGATCTGGATGCAAAACTCCGGACCCTTGGGGTTTATTTCATAATCCGGATTTTGCAGATCTTTGAAAAATCTGTCCACTGCCTGCTTCAATTCCGGGCACGCGATTTTCCGGCCGTCCCGGATGCTTTCAGCGTACTCCATCACGACCGGCCAGTTTTTCCCGCTAACAGTCAAGGCTTGCCAGTGCGGCAGCCAGCCCGCTTTTTTCTTCCGCGGCCGGCGGCCCTCCTGTCATTTTTTTGTAGGCGGACGGTGTGAGACCAAGCTCGCGCCAGTACGCAAGCGCGCTTTTGTTGAGGTCATCCCACAATACCAGCAGCGGGTTCTTCGTCATGTTTGTCGACCCGTTTTTGTTGGTGTACTCGGTCACCGACTTCCCGCCCGATTTTTTAAATTCCTTGGCCGTTTTGTCTCTCTGCTCCAGGATCGCGGCCAGAGCGTCAACTACCGAATCATAGGCATCATTTTGCACTTTGAGTGCAATCATCTGCCCGATTATGAGTGTCTTCCACTTGCTTTTGGTCATGACCTGCACCCCTTTCGTCAAAATTTAGCTCAGAGTTGGAAAAAGTTACCCTCGCCAGTAAAGCAGCATTGATGGCTGCATCCGGTACCCAGGGGGGGCTATCTGATTCCTCTGGCTGCTCTCACCTTTTCCGGGTGGGCTTTGTTGTGGCATTTTCTGCACAGGCTCACAAGATTTTCGTTTTCGAAGGCCAGCTCCGGATAGTCTTCAACGTGCTTGATGTGGTGCACTACTTCCGCAGGCGATATTTTCCCGTACCTTCTGCACCACACGCACCTGTACTTGTCTCGGCGTTTGATTTTTTCCGCTTTGTTTTTCCACTTTTTTCCGTTGTAATCAAACTCTTTTATCCCCGTTCCCTCCCTCCGGCGTCTGCTGTGCCGGCTTCCAGATGTGTGCCTGTGCCCGATCGGCGGATAGAAAAAGCACCGACCCGGTGGAAATCGAGTCGGTGCTTTTCGGTGCAGCGGCCAGCGTCCACATCCAGCCCTTGCGCCCCTTGTGCGATGATTGGAGGTCGTCCATCTGCATTTGAGCACGCCTATACTATATCACGGATGAAGCGGACAAAGCGGACAACTTTTTATTTTTCGCTTGACAGGAATCTTTCCAGAGCCTTCCGTACTCCGTCCGCAGTATTGTTTCCCCCTATGTGCTGCGCCACCTGGAACCAAGTCAGACCGTCCACGAACCGCAGAGCAATGATTTGCCGGATGTAGCTGTCTTCAATGGCTGCGATGTACTGGTTAATTCTGCGATACTCCACGATCGCCAGCTGCAGCTTGGCCTCGATGATTGCCTGGCTGTCCGCGATCTCTGCAGCGATAGCTGTCTTATCGGACATGCAGCCGACGGCAGGCAGCCCCGAGATCTTCACGGCGGTGTTTGTGGCCGCT